CAGATTGCAGGTCGGAAAGAAATCGACAGTCTCCGAGCTTAGAAAGTGTGTTGAATATGAGAAATGGAACGACTGGCCTGAAGACGAATCCGCGCTTCTTGGAGTGGATGATGTCATATCCTCTAGGGTGGACAGAATTAAAGCGTTAGGAAATTCTGTATGCGTTCCTCAAGTAAGAGAGGCTTTTAAATTATTAATGGGTCTAAACCTATGAATTACAAACGGCTAAGCATTAACACGTTAGTCTCATACGTCCACCGTGTGGATAAAAGGAAAATAAGATGGTTATCCAAAAGGAGTTAAAGATAATGAAAGTAATATATGAGTATGATATTGATATGGATGATAGATCGGATGTTAATGCTTTGAAGATGGTTCAAATAGGAAACGATATGTATCTTGCATTACATGATATACAAGATTATATAAGACAAGTAAATAAAGGCTGGAACGATGATGACAAAGAAAAAATACTTGATACCATATTAGACTTTATAGCAGAAAGTAAAATATATGATATAGAATAACAAAACTTAAGAGGAGTAATCAGTGAAAAAACTAATTATTATAGCTGCAATATCAATGTTAGCAGTTGGATGTATGAGGAAATCAGAAGAAGCAGTAAATCTAAAGATAGATACCGCTTCAATGTTAAGAGGAAGATCTGTCGATGCTAAGGTTACTATAAATAACACAGAGAAAGCAGAACAGATAAAAGGTGGCTAGTGAGAAAAAATATTTGTAATATAACTAGCAAAAAATTCCAAAAGAAATGGAAAAATGATGAATGGGAAGAAGTTGTAAAAAAACAATCTGGTATGGGAGTTACTATAGGTAATAAGAAAAGAGAAGTTATGTTTAGAATAGAAAATCTTAAAAAATGGATTTCTAAAAAATATTATGGATATATGGATTAAGTTAAAGGGAGAATCTATACTCGCCCATTGGGAGAGTTAGTAGGAAGAACGCTAGCACTTCCGTCTCCCACAATTAAAGTTGCAACAAAATGTCTATAGACAAGAGGTAAAGTATGTCAAACGATAAATTAGTAGAAAAAGCTAAGGGTAATTATCCTACACGATATAAAGGATCAGCCCCTAACTTAGAGATGAAGGAACAAAAAAGCAGTGCTTATACATCAAGATATAGTGCTTCTTTAATTCCTGAGAATCAAAGTGAAATGAAAAGTAAAAAGGGTTATAAGAGCAGATATTAGTTTCCTTTCCTTTTTTGCCGGAATCCACCACCTCCTCTGGTGATGACACCTACCATGGGTAGCACGTGCTGGTTATTCCGGCTTTTTATTGAACTTATTCCATAATCGAAATAGTTGAGGAGTTATATGAAATCAGAATATGGGGATAGAGAGACTGTTGGAAGTCAGATAATAGATACACATGAGAAGCATTTAAAAAGTCAATCTATGGAAGTAGGAGACTTAGTAAATGAATTCGGTAAAAAATACATGGAGTATTTATATGACTATGTAGAAGAAGGCTCTCAATATTACGATAAATTTTATGTAGAGATACTGTCTAGAAAGACTAAATTATATATGCATAGGGCTATTGAAATGTTTCCTTATATTACACCTAATTTACCTCCAATGCAAGAGAACCAAGATGTTTTCTATATCGATTGTGTAGATCAAAAGATAGAGCTTCTTTGGACATTGCCTGATAGAAGTGAGTTTGATCTAATCTTAGCAAATCCTGATAAAGACAGTGAAAAGCTTATTGAGTGGATTAAGATTTTTAAGAAAGGCACTAAGAAGAAAAAAATCATAATTTGATACAAATCTGTGTCAAAACTAGATAATGGCCGTATAGTGGCCGTATAAGATAAAACGCCCTCATTCAAAACCATTGACCTAAAGAAATAATATGAAGATAATAGAGGAAAACACCTGGTTGTCTTAATTGGGTTTTTTCCAAAAGTCTACATGTTCGCGCATGTAGGCTTTATTTTTTTTATCTTAGATCATCAATGTCATTTTTCTTAATTATATCCATTTTCTTAAAACAATTCTTTCTAAATAAATACCTTTACAATTAAAGTTTTATTTATATACAAGTAAAATATTTAATATCGTTTGATCAACGTTAAAGATCAGCGTAACAGGGTCTCGCACTCCCAAAGGATGGATATGACTGAAGTTGAAGAAAATCAAGGCGTAACAGAGCAGGAAACCGCCACTCCTGTTGAAGCAACAGAAAGCCAATCTATAATTGCACAAGAAGTACCAAAGAAGCCTGAAGCCGGCACACAAGAATATAACTGGCGTCGCATGGAACAGAAGGTGCAAGAACTTGAACGTAATAATCATGAAACTTCTTTAAAAAACCAAGAACTCGCTCGACGTTTGGAGGAAAGAATAAATCCTCCAAAAGAAACCTCTGATGAGTTAGAACAACTAGATGATGAGGATCTTCCCTCAGTTGGTTACAGCAAAAAGTTAGCCAAACAAGCAGCTAGGGAAATTTATCAAGAGGAAGAAAAAAAGAAAGCTGATGAACAAGCTAAGAGAGAGAGAGAAGCATTACCCGGTAAAGTTAAGAAGCAATATGAGGATTACGATCAAGTAGTTACAAACGAGAATATAGAAAAACTTGTGCAGGAAGACCCTGATTTAGAACATGACATTAGAGCTTCTGTCAATCCTTATGCTAGAGCGTATAAAGAGATAAAGAAGTCTGAATTTTATAAGACTATGGTCTCTAACTCTCAGAATAAAGAGAGGATAGAAAGCAACAATCAAAAGCCTGTAAGTAGTAACTCCATTGGTAATAAAGGTGGACCTTTGTCCCAAGCCAATGCATTTGCTACACAATCTAATGATGATTTATGGGCTGAGATGCAAAATTGTTCTAAGGGGGCCGCTTCTGCACCCGAACTGAGGTAAAAATGAGTACAACAAGTACAGTATTACCTGCTCCGGTACAGCAAAAGTTTAACGCAAAGCTATTAGCTACGCCTCAAGCAAGGCTTATCTTTGGCATGTGCGCTACACCTTATGAAATGACTGAGAGAAGTGGTGATAGTCTACGCATGAGAAGATACACAAGGTTAGGCACAGCTCCAGTCCCTCTAGGACCTGCTATGTTAAATCCTCCTGTGCAGACTCTAAATGCTGTAGATATAGATGCTAGAATTGATTGGTACGCTACATATCTGATTATTACTAAGCAAGTTACGCTGATAAATCAAGATCCTGTTTTAAATGCTGCTGCTACTCAACTAGGGATCTCAATGCGAGAAACAGAAGATCAGCTTATCCGTGATATGCTTGCAGGTACAGCATCTGTCGTTAACTGTGTAAATGGTGTAAACGGTGACAACCCAACCGAACTAACCAGAGCAGATATCGACGGAGTCGTAGCTACATTACAAGGTAATGATGGAGATTTCATCTCTAGCGTTATTGAAGGACAAAATAAGTTTGGTACAGGACCGGTAAGAGATTCTTACTTTGGTTTGTGTCATTCTAACATGATTGGGCAGTTTGAAAATGTTAATGGATTTGTTCATACATCTCAATATGCTAATCAAAAAAATATTTCTCCTGCTGAGTGGGGAAATATTGCTAATGTAAGATGTTTTGTATCATCAAGAGGAAGTATTACTACTGCCGCATCACTTCTTGGAGCTAATGTTCTAAATAACTTTATAACAGCTCAAGATTCATATGCGAAGATTGAACAAAACGGCGTTTCAGCAAAGTTTATATATCATCCTCCGGGTCATGGGGATGATCCTGCTGAACTACGCCAAACATGTGCTTGGAGAATGGCTCAAGTACCAAAAATAACTAACGATGCGTGGATTATTAATCTACGTGCAACAATAGCATAAGGAGATAAATTATGAGTACGCCAATGGCTTTAATCGCTAAAGGAAGTTTTATCTCTGACGGTGCTGCAAGGACTATAGAGTTTCCTTGCCCTATTGACTATTTCCTTATTAGAAATAGAAGTTTATGGGGAACAGCTCCTACTGCTGTAGTAGAATCTACATGGCATAGGGGATATGCTGCCGGTCAAGCAACACACATCTCACAAGGTGGTGGATCTGCTTTGACAGCAACTG